ATATTCATTGGATATATTACATGATTTTTTCAAAACAGAAGAAAATATTCATCCTAACGAGATGTTTCCTGAGGACACCCTTTTAAGATTGAAACATAATCTTCATCGTGGATGTTCTTGGTGGAAACCTGAGTTGAAAACAAAGAAGCAATACTATGACATTGCCGCATCAACCCAGTTTGTATATGAATTGTATTTTCACGATTTGCTATCTCGTGCCCAACAAATCACCCAATCTAAAAATCTTGTGTTAGGGGGAGGATGTGCCTTAAATTGTGTTGCCAATGAAATTGCATTGTGTTATTTCGATAATGTATGGATTATGCCGAATCCAGGAGATGCCGGAAACAGTCTAGGTGCAGTAGCGGCATACACCAATCAATTCTTGCACTGGGAGCATCCATATTTAGGACATGAAATTACTGGAGGATATCCAGTAGAAGCAGCATTACAAGAATTGTTAACTCATAAACTTGTAGGGGTTGCATCAGGTAAGGCGGAGTTTGGTCCGCGTGCATTAGGCAATAGAAGTTTATTAGCAGACCCCAGAGGTCCTGACATGAAAGACAAAGTGAACAAAATAAAGAAACGGCAGAAGTTTCGTCCGTTTGCGCCTGTCATTCTTGAAGAACGGGCATCAGAATATTTTTATATGCCAACAGAAAAAACACCGTATATGCAATATACCGCATTATGTAAAACCCCCGAAGAATTTCCTGCAATAGTACATGCCGATGGAACATCACGGGTTCAAACCGTGTCTGAAAAAGATAATCCTGGGCTGTATCAATTATTAAAACGATGGGAACAAGAAACAGGGTGTCCCATGTTGCTGAATACTAGTCTGAACATCAAAGGCCAGCCTATTGTCAATGATGAAGTGGATGCAAAAAAATTCCAGAAAAAATATAAGGTAAAAGTGTGTGTTTAGGGCTTGACAAATCGTAATAAAGGATATATACTACATATAGACTCTTTACACGAGGATGTCATGGAAAAACATAAAGAATATACTGAAGCCCTCATGGAACAATGTGAACAAAAAATCCATTATATTTTTCTTGATATTGAGGATGAATTAAACAATATTGAAGAAGAACTGGACACCGAAGCATCTAAAATTTTATTGAGTTGGATACGAAATAGTATTCAACGTGTTTCTGAAAATTATAAAGTATAAATAAAAATATGCCGACTTATGAATATCTATGTGACAAGTGCGAACACTATTTCACGAAGTTTACTAGCATTTCTACAATGAACCTAGCCGAGGAAGAGCCATGTCCTAATTGTGCCGAAATTGCAGTTAAGAAAGTGATGTTAACCGCTCCCGCTATAGGCGATGCCGTGCGTCTACATATTCGACGCCCGGACAATGGATTTAGAGAAGTACTACAAAAAATTCATGAAAAAACTCCAGGATCACGTATTAACAACAACAGTAGTTACATTTAAACATCTTTCATTCAACGGGTTAACTCCGGTGGAGCCTGCGCTCTATCGGAGTTATTTCACCTTCCACCTTGCGAGAACGAAATGTCAAGAAAACAGCGTCTTAGACTTGTTGCCCCTGAAATTTCCACATACAACAAGAATGTCTTAACTCTTTCTGATCTCAAATCAACATATCCGTTAACTCATAATCAAGAAATATTTTTCAATTTGTATAGAAAAAATCACAAAGCATTATTACTACATGGGGTTGCAGGCACAGGAAAAACATATATTGCCATGTATAATGCATTTCAAGAAATTTTAAGTGAAGATGCCGAAGTTAAAAAGTTGATAATCGTTCGTTCAGCCGTTCCTTCCAGAGACATAGGATTTCTTCCTGGGAATGAAAAAGAAAAGGTGGAAGTATACTCAACTCCCTATCAAGAAATTTGTGAAGATTTATTTCCACGGTTTGGACCTAAGGCGTATGGAAAATTAAAAGAACAAAATCTTGTTAGTTTTATGGTGACATCATATGTTCGCGGATTAACACTAGACAATTCAATTGTAATTGTTGATGAAGTTCAAAATTTTACAGACATGGAATTGAATAGTATCATGACACGAGTGGGTCAAAATACTAAGATTATTTTTTGTGGAGATTTTCGTCAAACAGACTTGTGTAAAAAATATGATGTATCGGGATTAAAAAAGTTTATGCAAATTACCGACCACATGCAATCATTTCGACACGTAGAATTTCAAGTGGATGATATTGTGCGTAGTCAACTGGTGAAAGAATACATCATTGCCAGACTGCATTGTGAGGATATGCAACTCGTATCTTGACAAAACCAAAAATATGAGTTAGATTTATACTATGAAAATATTTAAACATGCACCTATACAATTCGAAGAATTAGAAGCAACTTCAACCCCGACGGGTAGAGTCTATCAAATACCTGATGGCAAACTCTATCCGTCGGTCACAACGGTTCTCGCCCAACATGGAAAGGCGGGCATCATGGAGTGGCGCCAGCGGGTGGGTGAGGCGGAAGCCAATAAAATTTCACGGCAGTCAGCTACACGAGGAACGAAGTTTCACAACATGGCTGAAAAATATCTGAACAATGAATTACATCAAGAAAAGTTTTCATTACTAGACCGTGAAATTTTCGAGTTGGCAAAACCTGAGTTACATCACATTGATAACATTCGTGCGCTTGAAGTTCCATTATATTCTCATCATTTGCGTTTGGCAGGACGAGTAGATTGTATAGGTGAATATAAAGGCAAACTAAGTATCATTGACTTCAAGACGGCGCGGCGAGAAAAAGATGAAGAACATATTCAACATTATTATATGCAGACAGCAGCATATGCCATTATGTTTGAAGAACGTACAAAAATACCCATCACAAATTTAACCATCATCATTGCGGTAGATGATGGGTTTGTACAAGTATTTCACAGTAAGCGCGATAAACATGTTGAAGGATTGCTTTATTATAGAGACTTGTTTGAGGTATATAAATAGTATTGTAGGATGGTAGTAGATAGCCTAAACTGAAACTTTTCTTGGACAGGGGTTCGACTCCCCTCACCTCCACTTCGATGTACTTGTAGTGTGTAATTTCGGGGGTGCCTGGTTTCGACAGGGATTGAAGTATGCAAAGGAGCTACCCGATAGGCGACTGCCGTAAGCAGAGCATAAAATTTAAATGACAACTCATATATGTCATATGCTAACTACTCTTACGCCTTAGCTGCGTAATCTAGTTAACCGGGTTAGAGGGGTTCCTGGGAACAGAATACCCCTCACACATTGCCTTTATGAAAATACATATACCTGAAGATTGCACACAAATTAATGTTTTAGTTTCTGGTGGGGTTGACAGCACAATCCTACTTTTCTTGCTTTTGCAAGAAAACGCTGGTAGGGTACCCGTGAAAACTTTTACGTTTGCACCCAGAAACAATCTACTGGGTGACGTTTCTCTCAATACTGTAGCTAAAATTTTGCCTTGGTTAGAAACCCGTTTTCAAACCAATATTCCACACATGGTTATCAAACGGACGTCCTACATCAGACGCGCAGTTGAGGACATTTCACTGATTGAAGATGGATATGTGTATACGGGCTGTAATAAAGTGTTGTATGATGAATTTACTCCTACGATATACATACCAAATGACACTCCTCCTGTTCGCGGAGATGCTTTTGGTGTTGTTCATCTTAGACCTTTTATAAATAGAGATAAGATAGAAATCATGCATGAATTTGTGATGCACGACATTATAGAATTACTACATTTAACTAAATCCTGCGGGATATCTGAAGTTCCCTGCCGCGGGTGTTATTTTTGCATGGAAAGACAATGGGCCGCCGCGTATTTAGGAATAACCGATATTTAAACATTTAGGAGAGATAATGAATTACAATGTCATTTACGATAAGAGTATCAATGTAGAAGAATTAATCGAAAACCTGAAGTTGTCTGGAGCAGAAATTATTGAGCACTTTTCGTCATTACATGTGCTAAAGATTGCGGCGGAAGGAGAAGATTTCAAGACGGTTGCCAATGTGTTACATTGGGAGGAAGACATTCAACTTATGGCCACCCCCTCTGCCTGGCATCAAAATCGCGTCTACAGTATTAGTTTGCCCATTGTGCAACAATATTATCCCGACAACTTGGGCGCAGGGGTGACGGTGTATTTGGTAGACTCAGGACTAGAAATCTCGCATCCAGAATTTGAGAATCAAAATGTTGTGCAGCTTTACAGCTATAACAGCACATTTGACGATGAGTTGGGTCATGGTACGAAAGTAGGCAGTTTAATTGTAGGTAAGACACTGGGCGTGTCACCTGAAGTCACGCTGAAAGTTGTTAAAATTCCGATGCTCGCGCAAATACCCGTTAGTACTTTATTGGCAGCATTTGATGCAATTCTTTTTGACCATAGCACTAGTCCACAACCTAAAGTTGTAAACTGCTCTTGGACAATTATAAAAAGCCAAATACTTGATATGAAAATTGCCGAACTGCAAGCCGCAGGATTAGTGGTTGTTGCTGCCGCGGGCAATACAGGAGAAGCGGCGGATAATTTCTCACCTGTTGGGTTAAATACCGTTATAGGTGTAGCGGCATCCGATGCATATGACCGCGTAATTTCATGGGCAACGGGGGTATCAAGTAACTGGGGGCCTGAAGTTGACATCACTGCACCCGGTGTGCACATTGACATTGCAACAACAAATGGCGAATATGGCGAGGGATCAGGTACCTCACTAGCGGCAGGTATCGTATCGAGCATCGTGGCACAGTATATTGTTGAGTTCCCTGAAAAAAATGCAACAGAGATTCAAGAAAAAATCATTGAGCGCGGTCGCCCGGATTTATTGTTCCGTAATGAAACTACATATGGAACAACACCTAACCTCTTTATTGCCGGCGCGGGTATTGGAAATGTGTTTGATCCTAGCCAATCTTCTCGTATAGAAGTGAAGCGAGGTGAAGTGGTTGAGCAAGAATTAGTGTATCGCACTGATGTTGTCACCGATATCAATATTGAAGGTGTCATTGTCCTAGGCATGCCCAGAATAAACGCGGCATGGATGGAATATGACAAAGACACCCATATGATAAAGGTTTCTCCACCGGCAGATGTTGCACCCGCAATTTATCGTATGTATGTTGAGGCGTTTATGGGGGAAGGACAACGCATTGCTGTGGCCACATTTAGCATCAGTGTATATGCGGAAACACCTGAAGAAAATCAAGTTCCTGAAACTCCTGAAGTGTATTTCAGACCCGACGGAGAAGATGTCATGGTCGTGCCCGCTGTATGTAGCACTAATTTTTGTTTTAGCGTAGGTAGCTGTACGGGCACTCCGCAGAAGGGGAATGCGTGTGGCTGCATAGACGCCGGCTGCGGTTCGCAAGCGGCTTGACCCCAGTAGTTCATTTTAGCACGCCATAGTTCCTACTCATAATTATGATACTAAGTGAAGAATATATTTGGATCAAAATACCTAGAACCGGAACACATTCCTATAAAATGTTTTTCGACAGGTATAACGATGCTTCCGAAGAATCCCGTATAGCGCGAGGTGTGCATGCGCACTACACATATCAAGACGCCATAAAAAAGTACAAAAGAATTTTACCTGGCGTCACGGTAGTGCGCCACCCGGTGGCAAGATTTTATTCTTCATTGAAATTTATGTTGCAACAGAAAAAACTTTGCAGTGACAGTGAAGGGGAGTGTTGGTTCAATAAAGCCACTCCCGGCAAAATATGCGATGGTCACAATTTTTCAACAGAGTTTTTGACCTCGACCCAACAGTGTATAGAATTTTTGTCTGAGAATTTTATTAAAAACTGCTATCTGAAACGGTATCCTACTCGCCACAATGTATCTAGACCTGGCATTGATAAGGTATTTAAAACCAACAATCCCATGTTCATTCAGTCATTTTTCTCCACACAAGCGGAATTTGCATATCATCCGAAAATACAGGTGTTCAAATATGAAAAAATGCATGAGTTTAATACATGGATACAGCAAACGCTAGGATATGATATAACGCAAATCCCCCATGAAAATTCCACAGATGATGTAACACTAGACATTGATATCAATGAACCAGAGTTTGTGAAGGTGGTGGAAATGCTATTTTATGATGATTATAAGGTGTTTAACTATCCATTCAAGTACTTGACATAAGACACAACACATGTTATATTTTTAGTATACGGGAGGAACACACATGTTAAAAAGAATTATAATTTTAGCCGTATTACTGACATTGTTTCCGTTTAAATTAGGTGATTACTACGATGCTGAAAAGATGGTTCAACACACAGTAATAGCAAAGCAAAAAAAACTTACCATCAACTTTAAAAAACAAGTATCGTGTCTCGCAAAAAACATATACTACGAGGCAGGATACGAAAGTTATGAAGGTAAGTTGGCAGTTGCTACTGTAACGTTAAACAGAGTGAAGCATCGTGACTTTCCTGATACTGTCTGTGATGTGGTATATCAAAGGAACAAACGAGGGTGCCAGTTTTCTTGGACATGTGGTCCAAAAGCTCCCTTTGAATTGTCTCGGTATCGTCAAACAGAAAAACTTGCTGAAAAAATATTGACACGCAATCTACGAGTCGCTAGATTAAAAAAAGCGTTGTATTTTCATAACACCTCAATTAACCCAGACTGGGATTTTGCGCAGCCGGTCACACAAATAGGAAACCATATATTTTATGAGCCCAGAAGAAACACCTCAACCTCTTGAATTACAGAACGTTGCACTAACCGCGACATATCTCATTACACGAGAATTCACCAGTCCCACTGAATTTTCAATACATATTGAGCGTGAATCTTTAAGACGCAAAATTGGATATATGGAAATGATTATGGAATATTGTGAAAATAATAACATTGATACTTCTGCCATGTCGGGGCTTATATCAAGTTCTCTCAAAGAAAAGATTCGCGCAGAAGCAGAGGAAATGAATTTATTAAAGAAGTCAAGTAAACTACCCCTATAAATTATGCATATTTGTATTGTTGGCACAGGCGCGTCTGGATGGATGACGGCTCATTCAATAGCTCAACTACCGAATGTTTCGAAAATTACAATCGTAGGATCAGATAAAATTCCTACGATTGGTGTAGGTGAATCTACTACACTGACTTTTATGTCTTATCTAGAAGAGGTATTTGGATACACCCTAGAGAATCCATGCAAACATTTCATGAAATTTCTGACCGACATTGACGCAGCGTTAAAGTTTGGTGTATATTATGATGACTGGAGCGATAAACCTTTTTTACATGAATTCATTACCCAGAATGAAAATGTGTTAAATGCCGAACGGCGTTTGGGAAAAAAACTGAAAGATGACAAGGTGAATGAATACATTTCACCCGTAATAAATTATGTGATGCGTAATCATTTGTATATTGAAAAGTACGATGAAACGTTACACAACCGATCAATGCGCGCGGCTATACATTTTGATGCGAATATGTTCATTCGTACCATGAAAGACATGGCGAAAGCCAATAACAAAATTATTCATGTTGTGGGAACCGCACTTGATTTGAATTATATTGATGGTGAAGCGGCAAGTGTAGTACTAGATGATGAGCGATCAATTGTTGCTGATTATTTTGTAAGTTGTATTGGACAGACTGCGTTCAATCAACGTGTGTTTAAAGAGGAGTATCAAAATTATAATGATATTCTACTTACTAATCGCGCCATTGCAGGTCCTATGGAATATACAGACAAGCGAGCACAGTTTGTTCCATACACGACAGCACGAACAATGAAAAACGGATGGCGATGGATTACTCCCACATGGAGCCGTGTGGGTACAGGATATGCATATAGCAGTAATCACATTTCCGACGACGAAGCTGCCCATGAATTTCTTCAAAACGTAGGTGATAGAAATTTTAAGATTGATCCATTTATTGTAGATTTCACACCACGTAAAGCAGTGGCTCCTTTCAAAAAAAATACTTGTACTATTGGCATGGCGGCAGGATTCGTGGAGCCACTAGACGCACCTGGTTTAAGTCTAACAACAAGTGGAATTTCACATCTGAAAAAAATTCTATTAGGCAAAACAACTATACAAGATGCAAATGATAACTTAGATTGGCAGTATAAACTATGGGTGGCATTTATTCTCAATCAGTATAAGACATCGAATCGCAATGATACCCCGTTTTGGAAAGATGCAAAAAATGTAGTTTTTCCGTTGTATGATGAAATTTTTGCATGGATTACGGGTGAAACCGAACAGGTGCCTATAGGTATACCTGGTGGGTCATATCATCATTCCATCTGGGAGCCTAACATGTTTTGGAATACAATCGCAGGAAAGGATATCAACTGGAATGTATCTGATCCCGCGCCGTTAGTGAAAGTTATTGATAACGGAATTGACGGGGGACATCACTTAGACTATTTTAATGGGATACATGAAATCCTTGGAAATACATGAACACCCAAGAGGCATATAAGATTTACACAGCGTTACGTTTACATTTTACCACTGATAATTTTGACATAAGGCACGGCATTCATCCTAGAGCACCAAAGGCAGGAGTGAAAACCACATTCAGTAAAAAATTAGAACAGATGATGAAGCAATACAATTATAATTCAGAAGCATTTGTAGGATTTCTTGTATCAAATTTTCTTTCAGGTCATGAATGGGGTGCCATTTTTGAACCTACTGGACATGAAGTCTATATGGAATGGAAGAAGATACAAGAAAGTTTAACATATACGTTTACACAAGACATTGATTTTTTGTCAATGCAAGTACACACAGTGGATGAATTATGGGACTGTAAAATTGAACATCCGGTGATATTGAAGGCATATTGTGGCAAAAAAAGTCGGTTGGAAACACTTGTAATTCTAAATAAACTATATAAGTTTAAAGAACAAGTAGATGAACAATTAAAAAATGATCCCGTGTGGGAATCAACATCTAGATTGATTTATAAATATTCACCATTTGTTAACATTAACAAGGAAAAATTTTCAATGATTGTACAGAAGGCGTTCAATGTCTAAGAATACAGATTGGGAAGACGATGAATATCGTAGTTTCAAGAAACCTAAGAAAGTAGACAAAGATAAATTCGGTAAGCATCGTAAAGCAATTTACGAAATGCTTGACAACGAGGTTGATGAAGATTATTTTAATGATACATATTCTGATGAAGATTATGATGAGGTAGATGATAGGTATTAATATCATGGCAGTACCGTAGTACCATATGTTTCACATACACACATACAACGCTATACGCAAGGAGTAACGCACATGTCTTACACAAGTTTATCCGATTTACGCAAGAGTCGTGGCAACTTCGACAACCTCATGAAAGAGGTGGAAAAGATTGCAAAGCCCACTACAGGAGAACGGCGAGATGATGACCGTATCTGGAGTCCCGCAGTAGACAAGGCAGGCAATGGCTATGCCGTGATTCGTTTTCTTCCTCCTACGAAAGGTGAAGAACTTCCCTGGGTACGTGTCTGGAATCATGGATTTCAAGGACCTTCAGGTCGCTGGTACATTGAAAACAGTTTGACTACGTTGAATCTTCCTGATCCTGTCTCTGAATTGAATTCAGAACTTTGGAACTCTGGCATTGAGAGTAATAAGGAAATTGCTCGAAAG